CACTGCCAAGCGCATCTCCCGAGGTAAAAGCCACTTACCCGATTTCTAGCTCCTGTAAGGAGCAACAGGTATGTGGCCTACCTCAAGAGTCGTCTGCACGCTAGAACTCCATATTTAAATGGAGGGAAGCGGACAGAACCCCGGGAATTACCCGGGGTCTCGACTCTCCCTGAGGGCCAATTGCTCGACCCCGTCACCGGATCACTCCGATGACCACCATCCAGGCTTGATGCTGACGCGCCTGGGGCGTCCAGAACGCTCCAAGTGTCTCTCGTCTTGTCCCACGGTTGGCGACCATGGGGAAGTCTCGACATTACGCCGAGACAGACCGGACTCGTAGCAGGGGACTAAGCTGAGATGACTCTCAGCACCCCTTAACGTACTACGCGATTCCAGTCCGAGCAAACACTTGAGAAGAGCACCAGTGTCTCCGAGTTCATCACTCGGAGCTTTGGCCTCCACAACGTAGCCCCGAACTTGTGGGCTATGGAGGAATGGGTGCATTCGATCGGATTGATACCCGAGGAATGAAACCCTGCCCAATACCGGAGATGTTGGTAGGACATATGGATAACCTGCTTTCAAGAGGCTACCCAATTTCTTGTCCAACCATTCAACAGTCTTCCAGTAACCAGCTAAGTATAGCTGGTTTCTGAGTGAGACCGCTGAGATGACTCCGGGAGCGTCTGTGATCGTGGAAGGTAACGCTTGTCGGACTCGGACGAGTGATACGTCCGTTCCATTAAAGTATTCCTTCCCACAAGACTCTCTGAACCTTCCGGTCCAGAAAGACTTGTCCAGACCAACACGAGCACCAAAATGCTCGAGGGTCTGTACGATCATGGGCACATGGTCTACAGGGACAATGAGATCGTCCCCATAAACGCGCACCGAGTTCCTAAAGGACTTAATGTCCTTCAGGGTCATGGTCACGTTAAGCGATCTTTGAATCCCGATGAAGATCATGGTAGTAAATACCATTGCTTCCATCGGAAAGCAAAGTGCTGAACCCATAGACGCGTACTTGGCCAAACGAATTACTCCGTGGCCAGGTACCTCGGCCCGTCTAGACCTGGTTGCATCAATAGCCCTATTCAATAAGGGCCAGTGACCAACCATAGTCCGAACGAGCTGATTAGAGACACGATCGGATGCATCGCTCAGATCGAGCGTTGCTGTCTCACCGTTAAGCGAGGCATCGTGAGCCAATCTCTGATTAGGAGACTGGTCATCGAAACCGATCAGATCACGCAGGAGTTCATCCCTGCCGTGAGCCGCGAGGAAACATCGCAAGAGAGCTTGCTGTGTATATTGCATACACGTGGGCTCAACTGCGATGATCCTAGGTGTCTTTAACGTCTTAGGTACGGAAACAACCTTCACAGGAAGTTCCGCGCCAGGTTCGAGGATGTTCACCTCATCCAACTCATCACGAAAGTGAAGGTTGGGAATAAGGTACTCGTAAGACGGAAAGACGTCTTCGAGTCGCCGGGTCCAGGACCTTGACTGATACTTACCATTGCTGGTAAGACCATCAGCTACGGCACCTGGGCCATGTTTAGGTAGGAGTTGTCCATAATGGAGATCTCTCTCCATCTGGGTAAACACTTCCCTAAACAGCAGACTAGACATTTCACGGAACTCAACCAAATCTTCCTGGCTGAGATCCTTGTCTGTCTGGCGGACATCCTGCTCACACTCGATGAAATTCTGCATTGCAGCTCGCGTCCTTGCTGGGGAGCAAGGTACGAGCAATTTGCCAAACATCAGCGTTAGCTGACGAATGGCAATTATTGAATCAATGCAGGGATCATCGAGTAACGCGCCACTACTCCGGTCGAACACACGGGAGAGATAACCCCCCATAAAACGGGGGAGACTCCCATCCTTCTCAAAGGAAGGATGTGTCCCGGCCTGGCCTAGGTCCATCCACTTTTGGGTGGCTTTCCCTAGACTGGGCAGGGTTATCGTGAGAAACGATAACCCCTCATGTTCGACTCGACGAAAGACAGTATTAATGTCTTTCGTGGCGTCAATGCAGCATCGGGTAGCCGATTCCTCGGCTACCTGGGACCAGAGTGACATTAGGCTTTTCAAACACCCTCCTAACAGAGGTAATGTTTCCTTAGCCTATGCACTTACCCAAGTGGGTGTTAGGATTTATCACCCTAACACGTGGTTGATAAGACCACGCTCTAACCACTTGCGCCTTCGACGGATGCCGAAGCATGCGGCTATCAGACCCTTTCGTTACCAGGCAGCCATTAAGTGCTGCCATAAAGCAACGATTGGGATGGCGACTATGTTGAGAGTGAGCGCTATACCGAAAACAGCCCGAAGGCTTATTCGGATAGAAAACTCAATCCTTCCACGGTCGTCTTCTGAAAAACCGCCATCGAGGTGAAATGGTATATGAACGTGCGCATCCCGATTGATTGGGAGAGCATGTTTCACAACCAGGACCCTAGCGCATAGTGCGCAACGTAGTGGCGAAGAGGAAGGCTATGAGCAGGTAAACCTCTCGAACTAACGAGAAGCGAACCATACTCACTTGGCCGTCTTCGACGACACACGAAGCAGACACCATGCTAGGTGCCCTTCTTCACCCACGAAGCCATTACGACTCACCACCCAAGAGCTTGGTGATGAGCGCATCGCTCGACGCCGTATACAGGGTTTTGAATCCCGTGTAGACGGCGAGCGCCTCAGTAGCCGTGTAGCCAGCGACCGGAAGGTCAAAGACGATGTAGTTACTCATCGACACTTTGACATTCTCAGTCGGGCGAAACGGATCTGAGGTGAGCTTCGAATGGTTGATC